CAGATGGTTGTCTGACTCCGGTCGGAGTACCACTTGTGTTTTCCATTCTGTAGGAAACCGAAGAGCACCGGTTCATGCTGCCACTGATAGTCCGACCGTCCAAGCACCAGAGAGTTCTTTGCCCAAATGCAAACGGATGCCAAATGGAACCCGGCGTCGATAAATGCTTTTCTGAAGTTTAGCCCTTCCGTATCAGCATGGAACACGTAAGCCGAACCGCCTTTTTCGAGATGGTCTGCCATGCTCTTAAAAGCTGCAAACAGGAACTGATAGAATTCATCACCTTTCATGGAGTCATTCTGAATAGTGAGTCCATCAGAGCTTTTGAAGGAAACACCATAAGGAGGATCTGTCAGAACAAGGTTTGCCTTTTTTCCATCCATGAGCCGAGCGACATCTGCGGGGTCAGTAGCATCCCCACACAAGAGTCGATGTCTTCCGACGTGCCACAAATCACCACGCTCAACAAAGCTGGCTTTTTCAAGAGCAGCATCCAGGTCAAAGTCATCGTCTTTGGCATCAGAATCTGTTCCACCGAAAAGGTCAGCAATCTCCTGGTCGTCAAAGCCGGTGAGACTTAAATCAAAGTCAAGGTCTCCGAGGGCTTCGAATTCGACTCGCAGAAGGTCTTCATCCCATCCGGCATCGAGGGCCATTCTGTTGTCAGCAAGGATGTAAGCTTTCTTCTGAGCTTCAGTCAGTTCATCAGCGAATACGCAAGGGACCTGTTTATATCCTTCCAATCTTGCCGCCTCGGTTCTACCGTGACCTACGAGGATGTTGTAGTCCCTGTCAATGATGTCGGGATTCACGAAACCGAACTCTCGAAGACTTGCTCTGAGTTTGTTAATCTGTTCAGGAGAATGTGTGCGAGCGTTATTCACATAAGGAACCAGCTTATCGATATCAACCAGTTCAAAGTGTGTAGTCGTTATCAGTTCAGACAAAAGTACATCTTCTCCTCTCCAATATAGTGTTAAGACCCCGGAGGGCTCCCTGCACATCTCCGGAGCAGGCCTGTCCCTTCAGGGTCTTCATCTGTTGTTTTGTAAGAATGTGTTGATATGGTCGAAGCACTTTTAAAAAGCGCCTGATTTCAGGATTGTAGTCTGCCATATTATCCTCCCCTCATGCGAAGAAGCAGTTCCATTTTATCTTCGTGTGGAGCTCCACCTTCATAGGCGGTCATGCTGTTCTCTTTCACCACTTGGAAGATTTGATACCAGGTAGTGTTGACCTGCTTCATATAAGTCTGTGCCATAGAAATATATGGCGATGCGATTGCCGCCTTGGTTGTCGGATGTCTTGCGAGAAAGCCAAATTTTGAGACTGCCTCCTCTGCCTGAATCCAACGGGCAACGGACATTGCATACTGCTCGATGAGATTGGTGTTTACCAACTTTTCACAGCCTCGGTCCTTCAACCAGTTCCAGGTATCCTTGAATACTTCTTCGGCACAGAGTGGGATACCAATCTGCTGTTCAGCTTTCATGTACTCTTTGACCGGAGGCATGTCTTCTCCGACAAGTGGATCAGGGTCCGGAAGGTCCATAACCATCGCCTCCATTCCGGCGTTCACTTTATCGACTAAAGCGTTCGGTTTACGACCAGCGCCAACACGCTGACCACCTCGCATAGTTCCGTCTTTTGCCATTGGTATCACCTCTTTTCTTTGAATTCCGGGTCAATTCCCCGTTTGATTTCCAGTTTTTGCGCGTGAGGGGCCGGCACCGTTCCCATAGCTACGTCGTTTTAGAGATTCGACCCGCCCCTGGGGTCGCCCCGTCTGCCCCACCTATCTCCACGTTTTGCATGGATTTCAGAGTGACATGAGTTGCAGAGAGCCATGAGGTTTTCATCATCGTTCCCACCACCTTCACGGAGTGGGACAATATGGTGAACCAGTTCAGCCTTTCTAAAACGACCTTCTTCCAAACACTTCTCGCAGAGTGGATGCTGTTCCCGGTACCGTTTGCTTATCTTCTGCCACGAGGAGCCATATCGTTTCTTGGTCTCTCGGTCACGCCCATAGCGTTCGTACTGGCGGTCGTACTCTTTTTGGTGTTCCTCACAAAAACGCCCTGAACAAAGTCGAGGGCAGCCAGGGTAAGAACATGGAGTTTTAGGTTTGCACGGCATTTTATTCTCCTGTATACTAAAATTAACCCTCAAAAGAATTTACAGATAGCAACTACAAGCCAAACTACAATCAACCATCTAAATCGTGCTTGAAAAATATATGGGAGATGAATATGCCTAAGAAAAACAGCCTGGTAATTTTGCTTGACACAAGCAGAGTAAAAAGGGCAACTGTTCACAAAACCATTTTCATCCGCAATAATCTATCTTTCGAAAAGTTCAAGAAGAAGGAACACGGATATATTCTCGCCGAAAGAATTAATCATCATGGCTTTGAAGGTGAACTATACATTAGAGTTTACAGTGATGACTTAAATGATATCCTTCATATTCACACAGATGAGCTCTCTATTGAGGGGGACAAAAACAACCTCAGTGTCACCCTTACCTATTTAGAAAAACAAGTTCCCTACAAGAAAACCATTTCTTATGACTGTGTAACCTGCTTAATCAAAATCAAGAGCGGGGCCATCAAATACGATAATGTCCGTTACCTTAAGCCAACACCACGGCAGAAAAAGCCAGTGTCAACAGCAGGTGCATCAGGAAAGCTACCTTCAAAGAAAAGTTCTAGAGTTCCTAAATACATTTCACGTTCAGCACAACATCCTCTCTCAGGCGGAGGCTTCAAGCCGAAGTAATCAACTGAATAATTACCCTTACGCAACAAGACCTCCTAGGATGTAGAGTCCTAAGAGGTCTTATCACGTTTGGGAAAGGAGGTACAACAAAGCGGCTTGGCAGGCCGCAGAAGTGGGCATAAAGAAAGCCCCAAGGATTTACCTCAGGGCTCTGTTGTTGTCTTTTTTGACACTTACAGTATAGCACACATTGACACGGAACAATAGTGAACTAACGTGAACTCTTTTACTTTTTCGGAACTTTTTTCGCCATAATATCGTCTAAAGAACGAAGAGCATCCGAGTGAACTCTGTGTGCCCACCGAACTGTAAAATGCATTTCCAAGCCGATTTCTTCCCATGTCTTCATGCAAAGATATCTCTTTTCCAACAGGGTTCTGAGCTCCGCATTTTCCATAAGGTTGAGAGTCCTGGTAATGTCCCGTTTCAAGTCAACCAGTCGATCAATGTCTTCATTGATTTCATTCTCCAGGTCGATGATATTCAGAATCACATCTTCCATGCTGTGTGCGTTGCGTGTCTGTTGAACCGGTGAATCATTCATCGTTGCAGTTGCCTTAGTTGCCAAAGCATGAAGCGATTCCACCTGTTCAATTTTGCTGTTTATCTGTTGATCAAGATGATATGCCTGTTCCAGGTACTCCCTAGCAGTCATCTGTTTTCCTCCTTTAATTGTTCCAAAATATAATCGGGATTTGCATCCGTGAGTATTCCGAACCATCGAGAGTGAAAGAACTTCACCACTTCTCCCATCTGACCACGGGCAACCATGTCATTCGGGTTCCTTTTGAGTTTCCTTCGCATCTCCCGGTAATCCTTTGCTGCCTGTTCGACGATGGCATTGGCTAGTTCCTCATATGGGTCGAGCGTGATGGTATGCTCCCGTTCAATCCTCAGCATAGAGCACTTCGACCTCCTCACAGTCTTTTGTGAAGTATCGAATTGTTTTGCCTTTCTGAAGGGCACGTTCCACCTCCACGGCCATTCCCTTGGAGCAAACCATACCAAACACCCACAGTTCACGACACTTATCGAGAAGCACCCTCCCAAACAGCAGGGCCAACTCTCGTTCTTCCGGATTGTTGTCATCAAGGAACTGTGGATACAGAAGATGACTCGCTAGAGGAATGTACCCTTTGTCTACAGCGAATCGACTATACTTCCTGGCGTTCTTTGTGTTCGTCACCACATCTCCAGCATATGGAGAACAGATATAGACTAGTGGCCGAAAGAACCCAGACTGCTCTTCCCGTTCGATTTTCTTCAGTGCAGCATAGGCAGTAGGGTCAGGATACTGTTCAGCGTTCTTGTAATCAGCCATACTTTTTCTCCTCCAATCTAGTGATAGTTACTTGAAGTCCCGGTTGATCTGCCCACAGCTTTTCAACCTCTTCCCTGACCACCTGGGCATCGTCCTTCCAAAAGCCACAGTATGTCATGCAGTCTTTGAGGAGTTTTTGAAGGTTGTCTGTATCCGGCCTTGTAGTTCTCCACTCACCATCCTTGTGGGACTTACCCTTTGGAAATCTCCACTCCACTTTGAGTGCCAACGGTCCTTCTATCGGTTCGAAGGGGGCGTGGCGGATGAGTCCTCGGATTAAGAGTTTCTTTGCAGC